TTATCTAGGCTGTATTTGTTTGCTTTTATATTCATTATAAAGTTCTTTAAAGCGCTCGAAATGTACGATTTCTCTTTGCCTTAACCAAAGTAATGGTCCAATAATATCAGGATCATCTGTTAAGTCAATCAGGCTTTCATATACCGCTCTTGCCTTTTCTTCTGCAGCCATATCTTCGCTTAAATCAGCTAAAGGATCCCCAGTGGTTGCAAAATAAGTGACTGTAAATGGAACTCCATTTGCATCTAGTGGGTAGACAGCGTTTCTGTGTTCCGCATAGTGACTTGCTAATCCTGCAGTTTTCATTTCTTCTGGAGTTGCATCCTTCATTAATTGATATAACATTGTTGATAAAATTTCAACGTGAGCTAATTCCTCCGTACTGTCACGTTATCTGTTATATTTTTATATCAATTTTTAATTCAAAATCTGCTTCATGTCCCTTTCCACGGACCTTTTTTGTATAATAAACTCTTTTAATAATCGTTTTTAAGAGCTTGTTTTTTTCTTCTGCAGTTAACATTGTAGAATAACTGTTTATTACATTTTCTAGTTTTGGAATCACATTGTCAATATTTTTAATATTCTTTTTTTGCTCTTCATACGAATACTTTTCTTTTTCATGATCCAAATTTTTTATTTTTTCCTTTAGTGCTTTACTTCTTTCTAGAAATGTATTATTATCATAAATTCCTTGTTCTAACAAATCATAAGATCTATTTAGTTGTAGTTTTGTTTTTTCGATTTCTTTTTCAATGAGTGTTACATTATTTTCATAAAAATCTTGTTGTACAGATTCCCTTTTATAATCCTTAATAATTTTTTTATATTGTTTAATATTCAACTTCAGTGCTTCAAGAATAGCATTCTCCACCAAATATAGATGAGAACCTATATTTTTACAATGTGGTAGGGGACATATTAAACCATCTATATGGCCTGAACGGTAATTTCTTCGTTGCATTGTTCGATGGCAATATCCACATTCAACTAGTCCAACAAGCGGATTTTGTACTGTTAAATCTCTTTTTACAGATTTTCCTTCTTTACTAGAACTTTTTTTATTTGCTATTTCCCATATCTCTTTTGAAACGAGCGGTTCATGAAGTCCTTGAACCAATATATATTCTTTTTGTTTTGGTCGTGATTTGTAAACGATTCCATTAGTCATTCTCTTAATCGTTTTCCGCTGATTCCATTTCATCATTCCATAATAGACAGGATTTTCAATAATACCTCTAATACTTGCTGAAACCCAAACTTCACTTTTTCGAGGTTTAGAGCCTATTTTATTTAGATGATTTGCAATATTTGAAGATTTAGTTCCATTAGATGCTAAATCAAATATAATTCTTACTATCTTTGCTTCTTCTTCTAACACAATTAATTTAAATCCTTTTTGTCCTACTAGTTTCTCTTTAGTATATCCATAAGGGCAAACAGAACCTACATACTTTCCCTCATTTACAGAAGCAAGCCGACCTCTGTTAAGTCGTTTATTGATTATTTTATATTCTCTACGTGACATAAATAATCCAAATTCAAAATATTCTTCATCAAATTCATTATTTGGATCATATATTTTTCCAGGAGTGATTATTTTTGTATTAGAATAGGAAAATGCTTTAGAGATCCTTGACTGATCTGCTGTATCTCCACGAGCCAAACGGTCCACATCTACTACTAAAATTCCTTCATAAAAATCTTGTTCTACTTCTAATAACATTTTTTGAACTTCTGGTCTAGCCTCAATTGTTTCACCAGAAACCACCTCTTCGAACCATCTGTCAATTGTAATATTCATATTTTTGGCAGTTTGTTTTATAATGTCTCTGTGTCTTTGCAATGTATCTACACCGCTATTTTTTTCTAGTTCTATATCTGCTCTTGATTTTCTTAAGTATGCTCCGTACATTATAGCACTTCCTTTCTTAAATTTTATTGAAAGAAATCCTTATCTATGCTATAATTAGAGCACAGAAAAAGAAATTCTTATCGTGGTTGGTAAAATTTTTATTTCTGTATTTGGACTTCGTATTTGCGGTACGAGGTCTTTTTTTATAGATTGTTGACTAGCTCTATACCACCTATTAAAAAATAAAGTAAAGTAAAATCGTCTTCGTCTTTTCCAGACCATTCAAAAATACATTTGATTCTAGTTTTTTCGGCATAAGTGACAGCCACCCATCTACTACTATTATTAATATTTTGATTGGTAATAGTCCAGTCTTCTAATAGTGGACTTGTATCTACATCAAAATTATATTTTTTTAATACATCTTGGGTTTTAACCTGTACCATGTACTTTTGATTTTGAATCATTTTTTCTTTCTTTTCAGACTCACTGAGTTCTTCACCTCCACCACATCCAGTTAGAAGTGTAGTAATTATTATAAATAAAATCATTAAACTTTTTTTCATGTTTTACTCCTTATTTTCTAGTAAGAATTCTATATATTTGTCTGCCTCATCTTCTATATTTTCAATAGAAAAAGCGAATAGTTCTTTATTTCTATCTAGATGATGTAACTCTAGGTGTGCCAATTCATGTAGAATAGTATTCCTTTTCCGTTCTTTAGATATATTCCAATTAATAATAACTATATTGATATCTCTATATCTGTGTATAAATCCATAAACTTTTCTAGGTAATTTTTTGTATATAATTCTGACATCATTTATATTTAAATAATCTTTTTCTTCAATTTCCCCATTTAACAAATCAATTAACACAATATCACTCCTTACAACTAAATTTTATTTTTTGTAAAGTACGATACTGCTGTACTTTATATATTAATTAGGTATCAATTTCTTTATCGATATCTTTGTGTATTGCGTTCATTACTTGTAACACGGCTTTTTTTTCTTCATCATTTAATTCTTTTGCTTTAGAAAAGAGAAGATTATCTAGTTCATTATCTTGTTTTGTTTTAGGGAAAATAAAAGTATCCACTAGGAATCCATTAAAATCAGTAACATCATCATATGCTAAGTAGTCCATAGAACATCCCATAAAATTTGATAGTTTTCTTATTGTTGACAGCCTTGAGTTATCAGCACTTTTTTTTTCATAGAAATCTCGTAAGGTTGTATATGGTATTTCACAAGCTTCTGCTAGTTGTTTTAAATTGCTATAATTTTTATTTCTCATATACAAATCAATTTTATCGTTGAAAGTCATATTTTTTCTCCTTTCTGTATTGATTATATATGTTTATTTTAAAAATGTAAATAAAAAAAAACGAAGTTCCGTATTTATTTTACAAAAAAGCGTTGACAAAATACGAAATATCGTAATATAATCGTTTTATCAATACGGAAGTCCGTATTTAGGAAGGAGGAAAACATGTATCCCAATTTAAATGCAGAATTAACTAGAAATAACAAAAAGCAATCGGATGTTGTAGAATGTTTAAGTTTAAATAGTTCCACAGTTAGTGATAAGATGACTGGAAAAAGAGATTTTAAACTAAAAGAATGTAAAAAAATAATCGAAGATATTTTGCCAGGATATACTATTGACTATTTATTTGCTACACAAGAAACTATAAATGAAGAATAGGAGTAGATAACATGTATGAAGATGCAAAAAAATATGAAGGTAATTATCTATCATCTATAAAATTGATTGGCCATCTAAAAAAAGAACCTATAAAGAAAGATAATATTACCGTAATTGTTCCAGGAAGGAATGCTATAACAGTGAATATTGAGATAAATGATAGTAGTTATTGCAAAACAGATATAAAAAAAGAACTTGAACAAATTTTTAATCAAATTCTTAATTATTTTGATAAATGATCACTTTAGATATTATTCCACGAGTTGTGTGAATATTTAATGTGAATCGTTGCATTGTTTCTATTTTAGATAACTTAACTTTAAATCTACAATATTTAGCATCCAAAGCAGCTATTGTTAACGGTAAACCAGTAGTATAGTTCACTTCTTGAATATCTTGTCCATTTTCCACTGGAATAGTAATCACATCAGAAAACTCAGAGTATTGATGAAACTTAAAAATTTGATTTTGATAGATCAAATTAATATCAGTGATTGTTATTGGTAGTTGTGAATGATTTTCAACTATTACATTAAAGATCGAAAATTCGTCTCCATGAGGATTTCCAATAGTTTTATCTAAAACAGTGAATTGAATATTTATACGTTTTCCTTTGTAATTTAAATAAAAATTTACAGCTGAAATAATTAATGCAAGAAAAGCAATACCGTTATCATATATAAAAAAATTAAAAATAGATTCCAAAAAAACTTCTCCTTTCTGAGAAAAATATAACATAGAAAGTGATAAAAATCCAACCATGATAAGAAAGAAAAAAATAACTTTCGAATAAATTATAGAGAGGTGTGATAAATGAAATATAATTTCAAACAATCAAAGATAGAAATATTTTCGAGTTGTTTAGAGGAAGAAAAAAAACAAAATTTGATTGAAATGTATAATCTCGTTAATGAAATTGCTGATGTAAAAAGAAGTGATGGAATTAATGTTGATGACTGGTTTTATAAGCGAGAAGAATTATCAGCAATGCAAAGAAATGGGGACTATGAGTTTATCTAGTCTTTAAAAGGTGTACAAGCTAGTGAAAAAGAGTAAAGGATGGTGATTACAATTAAAAAAAGTTCAATATTATTTAGATTATTTGCAGCAACTATATTTTTAATAGTTCTAATTGATCTAATTACTTCAGCAAGAATATACCTATATAGCCTTTTTAATTTAGATTCAGATATTGTGATTAGAATATTAGGAATGTTTATTTCTGCTGAAGAAATTATATATGTTTACATGTTTATGGAATATTTCAAGCAAGTAACGAAAGGGGTAGATAATGAAAAGATTACAAAAAGAAAAGAGAACTAAAATGCCTGGCAGCAAAAGTTCCCTCTGTCAAAATGACGCTTTTATTATACAACAAGGTGTTCAAAAAATCAATATTTATCTAAAAGTAGGTGTCTAATGGCTATTTTTAGAGTTGAAAGAGACAACAATTATTCAGTAATTTCAAACTATCATTTAAAAGAAAAAGAAATGTCTTTGAAGGCCAAAGGTTTATTATCGGAGATGCTTAGTTTAAAAGAAGATTGGGATTATAGTTCTCGTGGATTATCTTCAATTAATAAAGAGTCAAAAGATACTATTAATAGAATCCTTCAAGAATTAGAAAATTTTAATTATCTTGAAAGAATTCCTATTAAAAATGAAAATGGGTGTTTTCTAGATTGGGAGTACATTATCTATGAAAAGCCTTTAAAATGTCCATGTATTAAAAATCCAGATATGGAAAATCCAGATATGGAAAATGAATACAATAATAAAATATTAAATAATAAAGAATTAAAGAATAATTCTAATAAAAAGAAAAGTAGAGAAAAGAAAAAATCAGGAAAAAGTTTAAATGGAAACCTAACTGAAAATAAGTTTCAAAAGCCTACCATTCAAGAAATTGAATTATTTTTAAAATCTTTAACAAAAGAAATTTACGAGTTCAATAAAAAAGCACCAAATGAAAAGAAAAAAAGGCTACCAACATTCACAGCAGAGAAATTTTATTATTATTATGAATCTATTGATTGGTACGTTGGAAAAAGGAAAATGAAAAATTGGAAAGCAGCTGTTCGACGTTGGGTTAATAACGATTTTTCAATATCCACAAAAGATTCGAAAAAGGAAAATTCCGTACCAGAATGGTTTGACAAAGATCTTGATAATGAACCCATGACTGAAGAAGAAAAACAAGAACTTGATAGCATTTTAAAATCCATAAGTAGTGGTAAAAATGGATGATTATAAATTAAATTTTTCTCTATGTACCTATATGTGCACTTGTGGCTATTATAAGTTCTCTTGGGATTTTTTAAAAAGTCATGTGAATCAAGCAATATATAATAATCAGTCTAGTTTTTCCCTTGCTTTTCCATGTAAAAGATGTGGGAGAATCATAGCACTCGAATTTATGATTAAAAAGGATAAAGATATAGACAATATGTACTTTATTGAAAGTAAGTTCTTATTTACAGAACACATAAAAAAATAGAAAAAGAAAAGAGGTAGAAAATGAAAAAAGGAAGTAAGTTAAAAAGAATCAAGGGCTATATGCCAGTTATAGTAACAAGAAAATATTTAGATGGATTACATGAAGAAATTGAACAATCAGATACACAAGCAGATGATTTTAATAGAATGAGGCAGAAAGAAAAAGACGAGAAGGACCAATTAAAAAAAGATATAAATCAACTAGAAGAAATCAAAAATAAAGAAATTGAAAGATTAAAAAACAAAATTTCTTCTCAAAGTGATGAGTTAAATTCTAAAAATGAATCTCTAGAAATTGCTTTAAAAGAAAAAGAAGAAAAATCATTTAAATTAGAAGACATCACAGAAGAATTATCTTCAGCAAAAAGAGTAATAAATTCACGAAAAGCTAATTCAAAAAGACAATCTAACCATATAAAGAAATTAAAAAAGCAAATTAAGGTATTGACCAAATTAAAAATCCAAAATGAAGATAGTTTAGAGGCAAAGGATCTTGTTATTGCAGAAGATAGAAAACTAATTGAAGAACTGCAGGAAAAAAATAGGGTACAAGCCTCAAAAATTAAAGAGTTCTCTAAAGAAGTAGAACATAATTCCTTAGAATATCAATCAGATGGTTTGCCAAAACCCACAAAAGAAATTTTATCAAAAAGAAAATTTTTCAGAAAAAAATAAATAAGAAAGAGGGAAAATAAAATGAAAATAACAAGTGTAAATGTTCGTAAGATTGAAAAAGAAGGATCAAAAATGAAAGGTATTGCATCTGTACTATTGGATAGTTGTTTTGCCATTCATGATATTAGAATTATTGAAACAGAAAAAGGATTATTAGTTGCTATGCCTAGTAAGAAAACTCCTACTGGTGGATATAGAGATATTGCACATCCAATTAATCCAGAAGTGCGTGCAATGTTTGAAGAAACAATTCTTAAAGCTTACGATAAAGCAGAAGATTCTTTAGATTCTAAAGAAGAATAGTTTATCAATAATTAAAAATCCCTTAAATTTCATAGAACTTCTCCTTTTAAAAAATAATTAAAGAATATGCCAATCTACAAAACAGCAAGTTTGGATCAAAATGTGATATCGATGATCATGGGATGGGTTTAGCTGTTTTTTCTTTTACTTAAAACTTAGAAATATTAAATAAAAAAAGAAGGTAAGAAGATGAATAAACAATTATCATTGAATCTTTTTGACAACAAAGAAATCTATGAAAAAGACAAAAAACAAAATGACGATCATGTGGCCACCCCACGCTGGGTAGTAGAGGATATCTATGACATTATAAATATTAAGCAATTCGATAGTATTTGGTTTCCATTTAACAACTATGATTCTGAATTCAAGTTGAAAGCGGATGAATTAAATTTAAAATATAAGGCTACACATATCTTTGATGATTTAGGTAATGATTTCTTTACTACGTTACCGCCAAAAGACTGTGATTTATTGATTAGTAATCCGCCTTTTTCTCAACAAAATGAAATTATAAAAAGAACATTTGAGTTAATTGAAAAAGGACTGATTAAGTCTTTTTGTTTACTTCTACCTTTATCAACATTAGAAACAGAGCCAAGGGCTACAATTTATGAAAAGTATGCCGATAAACTAACAGTTCTGATTTTTAAAGGCAGAATAAAATTTATAGGGCATGATCATAGTTATCCAAAAGCATGTTGCTGGATTTGCTATAACATACCTAACTTGCAAAATAAATTAATCTGGATTTAGGGAGGAAATTATTTAATGGATAGATTTTTGAATAAGATATTAAATTATATAAATGAAAATTACGATGTGAATGCAATAATTTCTGATGATTATAATATCTATATTCCTACAGAAAAGTATGATTTGAATATAGAGATATCTAAAACAGAAGCTGACTGCTATTTATTTGGAAAAAGTGATTATTGTTTGTCATTTGGTTTTGATGCTAATAAGAAATATAGGATAGAACTACAATATCATGGTGGCGGATATATGGATGCTTTTAATGAAGAGGATTTTTCAAATATAGATAAGTTTATAAGTAGATGGTTACAGAAAAAGAGATTTAGCCAAACAACGATATTTGATTTTATAGATGAAGAATAGGAAGTGATGATGAGTATATAGCACAAGATATTAGTGAGATTGAAATGATTGAAAAAAATATTATTATTGTTTCAAACTCAGTAGAAACCATAGAAGAAGATAAAGAAATAGAGGAATTACAAGATTATGCAGACTGTGATGACAAGACAGGGCTTGCATGTAATTACACTTTTCAAGAAAAAGTATTAAAGGATAAAATAAACGAAGTAATAAGAAAAGTAAATAAAATGGATAAAGAAGGTAAGTAGATATGTTAATATTAACTTTAGTTATAATTACGGGACTTATGATATTTTTTGAGTATAAACATAAAGAAGATTGCTTTAGCAGTTGGGAATTAACGAGGATATTTACAATACCAATTTTAATTATTAATGTGATTGCACTATTAATATTAGGTATATGTTTAACAGATTGTAGAGTAGTAAATAAAAAAATAGAACTTTATCAGAGCCAAAATAAGGATATTGAAAAGAAAATAGAAATAACTGTAAAGAAATACATGAATTTTGAAACAGATACCTATAAGGAACTTAAAACAGATAGTTATATAAATTTAGTTAATTTATATCCTGATTTAAAATCAGATAAATTAGTTCAGCAACAAATCGAGTTATATACAAACAACAATAACACTATTACACAACTAAAAGAGGAAAAAATAAATGAAACAATTTATAGATGGTGGATTTACTTTGGTAAATAAATGTTATTACTAAGTTGTTTTAAAAGAGAGTAAATAGGGAAAGGAGAATAGAAGATGGAAATAGCAAGTTTTGTAATAAGTGTAATTTCTTTAATAACTGTAATTGTATTACTGATTATTGTAGCCGTTGAAAATATATAAAAAAGTACTATTAAAAATAGTAAAAACTATTTTGATTGAAAAATATAAGTTTTAGTCTTTATTTATATAGATAAAAATGAGATTGGGAATGTGCAATATAATATGCAGTTATCTTGCAATAAAAATTGGAGAAAAGAAGGTGTAAAAGAATGTATGAAATTACATTAGGCATAATAACAATTTTAATACTTCTAAATACAGTTGTAACAATGAATAATTTAAAGAAAAGATTCTGCAATTCAATTAGCTATATTAAAATATTAAAGGTGCAGAAAAAAATAGATCCTGAAGAAGCAGAAAAACTGTTAAAGATATTAACGTGGTAGGAGAGTGATATATTGAGTAAAAAATCACATCGGTTGAATAAATTAAAAAAACTTAATATTAAAAAAAATAAATATTTAAATATAGAAAAATATACAATTGATGAAGTTCACGCACTACCTATTTCGCAAATTCAAGACATTTTTTTAATTCATGTAAATAATAGTGTGTATGTAGTAGGTGCCGATTTTGCAGATGGTGAATCACAACAAGTAGATAAAATACAGGAGCATTTTTATGAATAAGGAAGAGCTTCAACAAAAAATAGAACAATTTTGTACAAATGAACGTCTGAATGATAAGTTCGATAGAAAAACACTAACAGAATATAAAAATTATCTTTTAAAATTTTATGATTTTTTAATAGTTAATCCTATAGTAATAATTACTCTCACTAAAGAAGAGTTAAGACATAAAATAGAAGAGTTTTGTGAAAGTGAGTATCTTGATGAAAAGTCTCAAAAAACGATAGTTGATTATAAGAACTGTCTTCAAAAATTTTATGATTTTTTAACAGATGATCCTATAATAATTGACAAAAGTCTAGGTGTTAAATATAAAAAGTATTTGGAAAATTCTTTGGAAAAAGGACAAGCCAAAGCATCATCATTAAATAAGTATATCATCGTATTTAATAAATTTTTAAAGTATCTGGATAAGAATAATATAGAAATTACTATTAAGCAATTCAGAAGTCAGAAAAAAGCATCATTAGAAAATCAAATGTCTAATCAAGAACATAAAAGAATGCTTCGAAAGTCAAAGGAAATTGGTGAATACGAAATGTACATGATTATGAGAACTTTTGCTGAATCAGGTATTAGAGTTAGTGAACTGAAATATTTTACTGTAGAAAATCTTGAAAAGGGTCCATATATCAATATTTATAATAAAAGCAAAGAAAGGCAAGTTATTTTACCAGGAGATTTATATAGGGCTTTAAAGAAATACTGTAAAGATAATAACATTACTGAGGGCTATATCTTTAGAAGTACAGATCCTGAATTGAGCAAAGATCCAAACAGAATGATTAATCCTTCTACTATTTGGAGGCATTTGAAAAGAATTGGAGGAATAGCAAGAGTGAATTTAGATCATATTCATCCTCATGGCTGGAGACACTTATTTGCAATTGCTTATCTACAGTTACCAGGTGCAACGATGACAGAATTAATGGACATTTTAGGCCATTCTAAAATGGAAACTACTAGTATTTATACTAGAACTACATTACAAGAAAAAAAGAAGAAAATGGAGATGATTAAATTTTGAAACCAATAAGTCAATTTAAACTTTATGATGATTTAAAAGATCTTTTTAATATAGATGAAGAATCATTCAATATATTTTATCATTTAAAAAGTCATATAAGAAAAGAAAACGAATTTAATGATATTCTTTATTTATCACCAGACAATCACCTTAGGGAACTTGCATTTAAAAGATTTATTTCTAAATATAATATTTCGTATAGCCAAATAATGGACTCTCAATTTACTATATTCCTTCCTAGAGAACACGTACACATATATTTTATGACCATAATGGATATAAAACATTTCAAAATTGAAGCAAGAGGATTTAAAAAAATATATTTTACGATTTAAAAGAATGGAGACGATTCAATGTTAAATTTAGAACTTGCTGAAGAATTAAAAAAAATAAGAAAAGAGTTCGAGCAACGTATTTCAAATTTAGAAAGTATGTATAACGTGGCCAATTCTTACAAAGTAATACCAGCAATTTTAGATAGAATTAATTGTGATTACTTAGAATTAGATATGGATGAGGTAAATAGAAATAATTCGATTTATATTGTTCAATATGATCAACAAACTAATAAAATCATAGTTCAAAGACAAGAGATTTCTAGCAATGAAATGTAACTCAAAAATCATAAAAACTATTTGAATAAGAAAATATGATTTTTAATCTTTGTTTATATAGATAAAAATGAGATTAAGAGTGTGCAATATAATTCCCAGTTATCTTGCAACTAAAAATAAAGAAAGAGGTGTAAAATGGATAGAAAGGTTTTAGAAGAAAAAGATATTAATCAAGAATATGTAATTTATTTTTATAATATTGCAGGCTTTTTAACAAAGAAATGCTTTGAAAATGAAGATGAACTAAAGGAATTCATTACGAATAATAAAGATTATAAGTTAATTGATAATATCTATATTAATGGTAGGGAATCCTACTTTAGAATGCAAACAACCATAGAGTTGATAACTAAATAAAAGAGGTGAATATGGCAAAACATAACGATTTGATACATGATGATGAAATTAATGATTCATTCATTTTAGATTCAACTAGGCAATTAAAATCTGGTTTATCAATATATCTATTTACAGAAAGACAAGTAGAATTGATTAAAGATATTATGTATCGCAATTATAAAATAATTCTAGAAATTATTTATGATGGATTTTGTTATCAGGTCTCTCCATCAAATAAAGTATATAAGCACCTGAATTATTAAAGAAAGGGGTTTGAAATTGCAAACAGAATTAATGAAAGATATTTTAACAAACAATCAATATACAATTGAATATGAATTATATCAGTCATATCCTCGATTCTATGTTTATAAAGTATATAAAGTTTATAAAAACAGCAATGAAAGAATATTTATGTACAAAATAACGAAAGAAAGAACAGACTATGGTAGAAGATTAGCAAGTAAACAGGACTTATTAAGTGATTTTAATAAAGAATTGAGGTCATATAATGGAATATAATCAATTAAAAAACAAAGAAGTAAACAATTCGACTTATTCAAGAAAGGTTTTCTATTTAAAAGATTATTTTTGGATCATTCAAGATTTATTAGATGAATTAATACGTAATACTGAAGAATACAATATTCAATCTTCAAAAATAACTGGAATGCCACCTAGCAAAATTATTTCCACATTAGATAATATTTTTATTCAAAAACAGAATCGTCATGAAAATATAGAATTCAGCATCAAGCAATTATTTTTAAAGAAAAGAGAAAGGGAAGAAGCCATCAATAAATTAGATGATCCTCAAGAAAGATATGTCTTAAAATGTAAGTATCTTTTATTTAAAACATTTGAGGAAATATCTTTGAATTTGAATAAATCTGATCGTCAAATTAAAAGGTGGCATGCTTCTGCTATCAATAATTTAGAAATACCAAACTTAACGTCTAGGTGTCGTTGAGTTTTTCTTTTTTTCAAAAATGTCACCAAATGTCACCGAATGTCACCAAATGTCCTCGAATGTCATCTTTGTTTATGATAATATGGTATCATCGGAAAAATTAAAAATGGAAGGCAAAAGATTGGTAGATGAACCATTCTTTTTTTGTTATATGAAACAAAGAAGAAAAAGAAGAAAATACTACGATTGGTCTGCTGAAATAGCAAAAGGGAATACAGATGCTTTTTATAATTCTACTGATTGGGATATTCTTAGAGAATTTGTGTTAGAAAGAGATCATCACACTTGTCAATTCTTTTTAGGACTTTGGAACGATGGGATTCATAAACCATATTTTATTAAACCAATTGAGGCTACAACAGTACATCATATTATTCCGATTAAAGAGAGACCAGACTTGGCTTTAGATCCAAATAATTGTGTATCATTGTCACATCTGGCTCATGAAATAATTGAAGATAGACATAAGTTTTATTTCAGAAAGAAAAAACAAAAAAATATTCCAGATGAGCGATGGGATTAGCATTAAAAAAATATAATACACCCCCGGTCAAATCCTAGAGTCAAAAAGTCTTTAAGGAGAGCGGGCGTGTGGCACTGACTATTTCAAAATATTCGCGTGCGCGTACATGTGAAGAAAATAGTTCTAACATATACAAATAAAACATTTTAAATTATCATAATTATTCATAATTATATAAAAAAATATGTGAAAAATGGGTATTTCTGCTTAGGGGTAGTTTAACTTTAAACTTGAATCGAGGTGAGTGTATGGCAAAAACAGTTGCAGCAATTATTCGTGATGATTTAGAAGCACAATTACGTTCACAAGGTAAAAATGGTAAATATTATGATGACTTAGTAAACGACTATATTTATTATTTAGAATTGAGATCTAAATTAAAAAAAGACATTCGTGATAAGGGATTGCGATATAAAACAACAAATGCTGCAGGAAAAGAAATAGAAAAATCTAATGAAAGTATTATCAATTTAACTAAAGTAACAACCTTAATGTTGAAAATACTTAATGAATTAAAACTGAATGAGCCTTTATTAAAACCTCCATCTAGCAAAAAAAAGGATGAAAGTTCTGATGATGTAGATGATTTATTGTAAAGAAATTGACGATTACATTAAATATATAGAAGAACATCCTGAAGAAATAGATGAAGAAATTCACTTACTAATGAAAAATATCATCATTCCAACTTTGGAAAGTGGGGATGTTTTTTTTGATGAATTGCAATTAAAACAATGTATTTCGTATTGCGAAAAGTGGTATTACAAATTAGGTATATATCAAAAAGCAATATATGCTTGCGTGTTCATGTATGAAAAAGATAATCATGATGTTGTAAAATTTCCTGATATTTTTATTTTTATGGCACGTGGAAACGGAAAAGATGGCATGATAATGCCTCTAGCCAATTATTTGCAAACTCATTATTATGGCGTTAAAAATTATCATATAGATATAGTTGCTACGTCAGAAGAAACGGCCATTAATTCATTCAATGTTGTTTATAATATGCTTGAAGAAAATAAAACTATTATGAAAAAGTATTTTTATTGGAATCAAGAAAAAATTGTAAATAAGCAAACAAAGTCTATTTTAAGATATAATACTTCAAATGCGATAACCAAATATGGTAAACAAACAGGCTTGATAATCTTTAATGAGTTGCATACATATACAGATTATAAGCAATTAAATACTTTTAGCTCAGGATTAGGAAAAATAAAACATGCTAGATCAATTACTATTTCTACTGATGGAACTGTTCGTGATGGTCCATTAGACGAAAAGAAAGATTTATCAATGCAAGTATTGCATGGAGAACCCAATTATTTAGGATTATTGCCTTGGATTTACAGAGTAAATTCTGAAGAGGACATTCATAATCCTATGAAAAAGTTCTTAGAGACAAAAAATAAGAATGATATAGACTATTCAAATTGGTGTAAGGCAAACCCTAGTCTCGAATTAATGCCAACATTAAAAGAACAACTATTCAAAGATTATATGAAAATGACGGTGCAAAGATCTTATAAGCAAGAATATTATCCGCAGAGAATGAATTTTCCTATGATAGCTGAGGATGAGGCAGTTACATCTTGGGATAATCTCCTGAAGGCTTCTTATAGTGATATTGAAAAGAAAATAGAACGTTCAAAGCCTAAATTGGATGGTAAAATTGCTGTTGTTGGAATGGATATGGCTAGTTTAAATGATTTTGCTAGTGCTGGTTTTTTGTTTAAAGAAGGGGGTGAATATATTTGGATACACAAAACGTGGATATGTTCCAATGGTCGGTTTTTCTCTGATATTAAATTCCCATTTGATATGAGAGGAGAATATGGATACAATGACTTCGAAGTTGTAAATACTAAAACTATTTCTGAAGATGATGTTATTTCTTGGGTAATAAATCAACTTGATTGTTACAATGTTCAAAGAATAAAGATGGATAGTTACCAATTCAAATTATATAAAAAAAGTTTTGAAGAACATGGAGTAGAAGAATTCAATAAAGATAATCCAGGAGGCTTATTAGAAATGATAAGATATCCTGCAAGTATAGCTTCAATATATGCCCCAAAAATAGAAACTGAATTTGAGAAAGGCAATATTAATATAGGAAATAGCGCTATAATGCGTTGGGCTATTCGTAATACAAAAGTCGTAACAAAAAAAGATGGAAATAAAGTCTATGAAAAGTATGAACCAAAATTAAGAAAAAATGATCCGTTCATGGCTTTTGTTTGTGCATTTAGTGGTATTGAATTATTAGAGGAAAAGATAGTTTATGCCTACTATTAAGGAGATGATAAAATGGGATTTTTAACAAAAATTTTGCATCAAGATAAGAACGGCAATTTGATTGATGTTTTAACTGTATGTCAAACTCAAAAATTAGCCATTAAGAAGAATGCAATTGAACATGCTATAGATCTAATTGCTAGAATTATATCAAAATGTGAAATAGAGCATTATAAATATAATAGTAATAAGCATAAACTAGATCGAATTAAAAGTAGTGATATCTATTATAGATTAAATATAAAGCCTAATGACAATGAAATTGCACCTACTTTTATTTATAATGCAGTTTCCAGGTTATTAAAAGATAAAGAAATATTAATTATAGAAATGAATCATAAACTTTATCTTGCATCCAGTTTTAATTATGATAGTAAAATTTTAAATGAAAAGACTTTCAGTAACATAGTATTAGAAGATAATGATGGTAATACTCTTTTATTAGAGAGAACATTTAAATCAAGCGAATGTCTCTATTTAAGCTTAGGAATTTCCAAAATAAAGGATTGTTTAGATGAGTATTATAAAGATATTGGAAAGTTGATTTCAATTCAAAATCAAAAATATATTATGTCAAATATTAATAAATGGAAATTGAATGTTCCTGGAACACAACCCAAAATGATTGATCCTAAAACTGGCGAAACAATTGATTATAAGGAATATAAAGAAAAGTTGACAGATGGGTTGATGGACCAGGAAGATGCTATCATAATGCTTTCGCAAGATTTTAATCTTCAAAAATTAGCAGGTGAGGAAAAATATACCTCAGATGATTTACTAAACTTACAAGATAAGTGGGAAAAAGATGTTGCCAAGGCGTTTAATATACCTTTAGATGTTTATTATGGTAGTAAAATTGATAAATCAACAGGCACTGATGATTTAATTACATTTGCTGTAACACCAATCACAACAATTCTGGAAGCAGGTTTTAATAGTTCTCTTATAAAAAAAGAGGACTTTTTAAATGGAAATATGATTAAATTTAATACATTAAATATTAAGCATTTTGATATTTTTGATTGTGCAAATTCAATTGATAAATTGATTAGTTCAGGGTTTAGTCATGATGAAAATAGATACTTTTTAGGAATTCCAGAAACTGGTGAAGAATGGGCCCAAAAACATCACATTACAAAAAATTATGCTGATGTTTCTGATAATTCTGGGGGTGATTCGATGACGTGATCATCAAAATAAAATCCCAAAGGAGGTGTAAGAAAGAATGAAAGAAGATAAGTATTTAAGATTTCACAAAGTTGATGATAGTGTTACAGAATTATTTATTTATGGTGATATTCGTAAAAAAGATTGGATTGATAATTGGTTAGGTGATGATCCAGGAAGAACAGGAGCTTTAGATTTAGCTACTGCTTTATCACAAGTAGATACCCCTACATTGGTTGTAAGAATCAATTCTTATGGTGGAAGCGTTTCAGAAGGTTTAGCTATTTATAGCCTTTTATCAGATTTTTCTGGAGAATTAATTACTAAAGTAGATGGTTTTGCATGTTCTGCCGCAAGTGTCATTTTTATGGCAGGAAAAAAGAGAATTGTTCCAGAATCAGGATTATTAATGATTCATAACGCATGGATGTCTGCTCAAGGAGACCATAATGCGCTTTCAAAGGCAGCAGAAGATTTAAAGAAAATTACTCAACCAAGTATTGATATATATACTTCAAAGAGTAATTTATCAGAAGATGAAATTCGAGAGATGATGGATCGAGAGGAATGGATTACCTCAAAAGAAGCATTTGAATATGGTTTTTCAACAACAATTGAAAAAAATGATGCATTTCAGTCAATTGAAAGTGATTATCTTTCAAGATTAGTACATGAACATAAAAATATGAAAAAACAAGTTGAAGTTATAAAATGCGAAAATGAAGACTTAAGATCTCAATTAGATTTAATGACTTCAAAAAAAGAAAAAGAGGATCCTTGGGATTCTTTTTTTAATAAAAAATAGGAGGATTTTTATATGGAATTAGAAGATGTAAAAGAAGAAATTAGTAAAAAGGCACAACAAATTATTGAACAAAGTGAGGATAAAACGGAGGGAATTGTACAAGCAATTGAGTTCATTCAGACAGAAACTCATAAAGATTTAATTGAACAATTAAAATATGAGGATGAGGAATCAAAGAGTGATAAACAATATCAAGAAAAAATGGGACTTAGAATTTTAAATAAAGAAGAAAAGAAATTCTATGAACTATTAGTAAAAGACGCAAAACAGGCTATAACGGCTAATCAAATAGACATTATTCCAACAACCATTGTTGATCGTACTTTAGAAAACCTAAGAACTATTCCAGGAATTATGCAATTAATTGATTTTGCTCCTGCATCAGTAGCCAAATGGTTTACTGCTGAAAAAGCTGGTACATTTGCCTGGGGAAATCTAACTGATAAAATTAGTGGAGAATTAAGTGCAACATTCAAATCTTTAAATATTGAATTAGCCAAATTAATGGCATTCTTAGTAATCCCAAAGGCAATTAGAGAATTATCTCTACCATTTGTTGATAAATACTTCACTGCAATTTTAGGAGAAACTTTATATGATGGAGTTGCAGATGGTTATTTAAATGGAAATGGGAAGGATGCTCCAATCGGTATCTATAAAAAAGTGGAAGCAGTAGAATCTGATTCTACTCATGCAGATAAAAATCTAAATACATTAACAAACTTTAGACCAAAATCATTAGCTCCAGCAAAAGTTACACTTTCTAAAGATGGAGAGAGAAGCTTAGATAAAATTTATTTAATCTGTAATCCTGCAGATAGATATAATTATGTCGATCCTGCAATGCTTGACTATGAAGGTAGAAATATTTCTTCAGACAAAAATATTGTAGTAATTGAGGAACCACAGAATCCAAAAGGAAAGGGTGTTTTCACATTAGCTGGAAAATATTCGATGGGATTTAGTGGATTTAAAATCCAAGATTATGATCAAACTAAAGCACTTGATGATGCCGATGTATTGATCGGCAAAGTTTATGCAAATGGACGACCAGTAGATGATTCATGTGCATGGCCATTCGATATTACTAAATTAGAAGAGTACATTCCAATTTTCAAAGCTTTAAGCGATGGCACAACAACTAGTATTAATCCAGAAGGTGCCTAAAATGGCATCTTCTATTTATTGTGAGGAGGGAAACAATGTATAAATCAATTAGAAAAAAATCCTGGTTTGATATGCAAGATGAAACTCAACATGTATATCAAGAAGATGACAAATTTCCATTTGATGATAGAGAAATTAATGAATCTCGAGTTCAAGAGTTATCTACAGATTTGAACAAATTACATGAACCATTAATCAAAATAGAATCAGAACTTTTAAAAATGTCTAAGAAAGATATTATGAAAAAATTTGATTCTGAAGGTATTGAATATGACAAAACAAATTCAAAAGATAAATTGATTTTTGATTATGAATATCATAGAACTCAAATTAGATTGTTAGAGGAAGCATCCAATTTAGATTTAAATATTTCAGAAGATCTTTCAAATTACGAAATTACTGAACTAATCTTATCAAGCCAGGAAAATAATGAATAAAGACGAACAAAATAATATTTCTCTTACAGAACTAGAAAGAAAAATTCTAGCGGAAGTAAAAAATGACCTACAACTTTCTCCATCTCAAAATATCGATAATTTATTAATAAATCATATTAGAGAAGGAATTGTAGATATTAACGAAAACAATGGATTTGTAACTAATTATGATGAAGATATCATTTCAAGGCGATTATTGAAGCTATATGTAATATATGCTTATTATAAAAGGCTAGCTGAATTTAAAAATCTTTATTCCGGAGAGTATGCAGAGCGCCAAAGACACTACTTTCAAGCAACACATACCGACGTACAATGATGGTGTAGCTTACCTCTATAAAATCAATCAAACTGACGATAAATATTCTTGTGAAAAGTTAGATGATCTTCAAGATTATGTATATTTCGAAGAATTATCAGTTACGGATAAATTGAGGTTTGCTGCAGAAGAAAGAGAGATTTCTATTTCTGGAAAGATTCGAATTTCTCAAAGAAAGGATATAAATTCGTTATATGTTCTAAAAATTAATGGTGAATATTTTACCGTTTATAATATTTATCATTTTACAAACGATGATGGATATAAGCAAAGTGATATTACATTAACGAATTATAAGGGGTGATATTCTTGACAAAAGATGAGTTAATTAAAATTCTTGACTCAATAGGAATCCCAGTTAGTGAAGGAATCAATAAAGATAAAAATACCAATCAATTTCCTAGAATCGTTTTTTGGGAATTGTTTTGGGATTTCTCTCAGGCTAGTTCAAAAGATTACTCTACAATTGTTACTTATCAAATATCGTTTTTTTCAAAAAAACCTAGAGATTCTAAATTAATAGAATTGATTAAGACTTTACATGAAAGAAATATTTTCGTTAATGTTAGCCATGAATATGTTCAAAATGAGAAATATTTTCATTCATACTTTAGTTTAGATGTATTAGAGGCTATTCTTGAATAATTTTAATGATTTTGAAGGAGTTAATGATTTAGTTAGTGAATTGAGTGAATTGATGGATAAAGCATCTAAGAAACAAGAAATCTTAGAGGTAGGTGCAAAGGAATTTGTCAAGGACCTATTAAAACTTCCTAAACCTATATCAAAAATTAGAAAAAGTGGTTATACTCATCTAATTGATGTTTTCTGTTATAAAAAGGTCGATAATGGCGAAATCGAAGCTGGTTGGGGAAAATATTATGGACGCATGGTTGAGGATGGAACAGTTAAGACTAGGGCATATCCTCATTTAAAGCCAACGTTTAATAACAACAAAGGAAAGTATTATTCAAAAATGATCAAAGAGTTTTATAGATAATATGAAATACTGAAAAAAGTATTTTTTTATTTCAAGAAGGAGGAATTTTAATGGAATATAAAAAACCAATGAGAAAAGAAAGTGTAGGATCACAATATTATGCTTTTAATGTACCAGATAAAAATGGTAATTTTGATCCATCTCAATATGAGGAAACAATAAAAACTGATACAGTTAAAACAATTGGGACTACTGAAAATGGAGAAAGTCAGCCTGTGTATTCTTCAGGACAAGTATATGATACAGTGTCAGAGACATCATATATAGATTTATCAGTTGAAACAGTTGCGTTTGATGTAGATGATCTGGCTCGTATGCGTGGTGATGAAGTTGATGCAAGTGGTTTAATGACAAGTGGAAAAAATGTTTCCAGGCCATTTTTTGCATATGGAAAAGTAGTTAAAAAAACTGGTAATAATTTTAAATATGAATGGTTTCCTAAATGTCAATTATTAGAAAATACAGATGATATTGCTACAAAAGAGGAAAGCTTTAGTGAACAAAATGATACAGTGACAATTAGATGCTATGCATTTGACAATTTAGGAAATAAGAAGAATTATGTAGATAGTGAGGCAAAAAATTTTCCACCTGGCTTAACAGAAGAGCAATTCTTTGAAAAACCTATTATTAAGAAGGAAGATTTAGTAGCTTTAACAAAACCATCTACAGAAGAGAATGAACCGCCTGTAGAAAATTCAGGGGAACAAGGAAACGAGGGAGCTTAATCTCTCGTTTTTTTTATTAACTGAAAGGAAAATTTTATATGGATATTAAATTAAAAAATAGTAAAACAATTTCATTAGAAATTGGTCCAATATTTTTGGAATATTTAGATGATTATGAAGGTGGATTAGAGACAATAATAAATGATTGGAGTAATCAGAAAAATCAAATTTATATTATCAATTATTTTATTTATGCAGCAATTGCATCTAATTATGATTCTCCAATTACTTATAGAGAGTCATTAAGACTTGTTGACTTTAACGACTATAACAAAATTGCTGATTTTATCGCTAGTAATATTCCAAAACTTACAGAAGTGAATCCTACAAATCTAAAAGAAAAACATTTTTAAAAGGCAGGTGAAAACATATGAATGATGATTTAAAAAAAGTAGGTTTAGTTTTTAAAGCAGATGGTACTACTGACTTTATTAAATCTCTTCAATCAATTAATGCCGAGTTAAAACAAAATTATTCACAATTTAAATTAGTACAAGCACAATGGGATGGTTCAACTAAAACATCTCAAAAGTTAAAGGATAAACTAGATTATTTAAATAATGCTTATGATATTCAAAAAGATAAAGTGAATTTATTAACTAAGGAACTTAGTGAATTGGAATCTGCAGAGAACCGTGATGAATTAGCGATTCAAAAGAAAAAAACACAGCTAACCCAAGCAGAAGCGAAATTGGCTAGTTATACTAAACAAATTAAGGAAACAAGTATTGAACTGCAAACATCAACGAATCATTTGCTTATTTATGGTGATACTTTAAAAAAGACTGGGGAAACTTTAGAAAAGGTTGGAAAAAAAACCAGAAAATATTCTTTGGCAACAACTGCAGCATTAACTGCATCAGTTAAAAGTGCAATTGATTTTGAGGATGCGTTTGCCGGTGTAAAAAAGACTGTCGATGCTACAGATGAGGAATTTGAAGAGTTACGAAAAGGGATTCTTAAAATGTCAACTGAATTACCAGCTTCAACAACAGAAATTTGTGCAGTAGCAGAGGCAGCAGGACAGTTGGGGATCCAAAAAGAAAATATCTTATCTTTTTCTAAGACAATGATAGATTTAGGAGAATCTACAAATTTATCATCGAGTGAGGCTGCTGATTCACTTGCTAGATTTGCAAATATTACTAGTATGTCCCAAAAAGATTTTGATAAACTAGGATCTGTAATAGTTGATTTAGGTAATAATTTTGCCACTACAGAATCTGAAATTGTTAGTATGGCGATGCGACTCGCAGGGGCTGGACATACTGTTGGAATGAGTGAATCTGAAATTATGTCATTTGCAGCAGCGCTGTCATCTGTAGGAATTGAGGCAGAGATGGGTGGATCAGCTTTTTCAAAAATGATGATAAAAATAGAATCAGCTGCTGCTGGTGGAGAAACTGGTTTAAAGCAATATGCAGAAATAGCAGGAATGACGGCAAAAGAATTTAAAGATGCATGGGAAAAAGATGCTGCCGGGGCTATGATTAAATTTATCGAGGGACTTGGAAATGTAGAAAAAAATGGTGGAAATCTAATTACTACTTTGGAAGATCTTGATGTAAAAGAGGTAAGATTACGTGACACTATGTTAAGAGCAGCCAATGCAAGTGAATTATTTTCTAATACTGTGAAAACAGGAACAAAAGCTTGGAACGAAAATAATGCATTAACAAATGAGGCTGCAAAGAGATATGAAACATTAAAAAGTAAAATGACAATAGCTATAAATAAAGTCAAAGAGATAGCTATAAATTTTGGGACGAAATTAATGCCATCTTTAGAAAAAGTAATAGACGGTGCTGGCAAATTGACAAATAATTTTAATAAGTTAAAAGATAGTCATGTAGAATTAATTTTAAAAATCGGGTTGACGGTAGCAGCAATAAGTCCGCTACTGACAACTTTAGGTAAAATTACTGGAACCGTTGGAAAAACTATTACTGCAATTGGAACATTCTCTCAAGCATTAAAAGTAAGTCAAGGTGTTATATCCTCAACAAACTCATCAGTCAATGGATTAGCTCAAATTATTAATGCTATTAAGAGTCCTGTAGGGTTGGCAGTAATTTCAATTGGTGCAATGGTTTCAGCATTTCAACTTTTAAAATCAAATTCAGATAGTTCATCAAAGCAGATTAAGAAAAACTTTGAATCAATAGGTCAATCATCTACGAAATTTTTAGAAGGAATTGAGACTGCACAGTCACATTTAAGTTCGTTTAATACTACTTTGTTTGCCACTACACAAGAACAACAACAATTATCACAAAATATGGAAGATATTCAAAATGGAATTACAGAGATTGCAAGAAAAGCATCTTCAGAAAGAAGGGACTATACTCAAAGCGAAATTCAAAAATTAGAACAATATTTCCAAAAATTACATGAAACGAAGCAACGCGAATTGGAAATACAGAAATCTATTTCAAAAGCTATCACACAACAGGCTGAAACATCTTCTAATAATTTTCATGGAAGTCTTGAGGAATATAAAATATTGTCTCAGGAGTGGATTAAAACCTCTCAAGAGCAATATCAAGCACAACTTAATCTGATTAATGAACGGACAACTCAAGAAATCGTCTTATTAAACACTCGTTATGGTGAAAGAGCAACTTTAGAAAATGAAGAATATAAAAGAGAATATGATGCCATTGTAGCACAGAAAAATCAAAATATTGCAGAGGCATCCGATGAAATGGCTAAGGTTAACTTAATTTATTCAAATGGTTATTTAGAAAGAGCTAATCAAACAGATAGTTTCATAAAAAGAATTTCTGACTATAATTCTCAAATTGAATCTGCAGAACAAGAGCACGCTAATATTTTGGAATCCATTGAAAATGGTGATTTGCATGGACATATGTCTAGACAAGCTGCTATATTAGACGAAGATAGGCGATATAAAAATCAAGCAAAGGAGATCTGGGAAGAATTATATAAAGATATGGATGAAAGTCAGCAAGAACAATTTGGGGTTTGGCTTGCAATGGTATCTCAGACTATCAAAAATGGAGGAGAATTAAGCATCGAAACTCAAAAAACGGTTGATGCTATTATAAAAAGTTTGGATTCTATGCCATCTAAAACAAGAAAAGTAGCAGAAGAAACTATGATTCCAATGCTAGAAGAAATGAAAAAGGCACAACCAAAATTATTTTCTAAAGCAAAAGAAATTTCTGATGGGATAGTTAATCAAATGAAAAAAGCACTAGATATTCATTCTCCTTCAAGAAAAACTAGGGCAATTTTTAAAAATGTAATGAAAGGTTCTGAATTAGGATTAGAAGATGAAGAAAAGAATCTTTATAAACAAACAGAAAATATTGCTGAAAAGGTGCAGGAAAATTTAGAAAATATTAATCCTAAAATCAAACCTCTTGATATAAATACGGGTTATCATTCATCTTCTAATATCGATAATCAAGGTTTATACAGCATAGAAATTGATTATGAAAAACTTACACGATCTTTCTTGAAAGCTTTAACTTCTTGTAAATTATCAATTGATCAAGACGGTTTTGTGAAATTTGTTCAAAATATTATTTATGAGGTGATTTGATATGTTTAAATTTAATGGTATTTCTAGTCAAGAAATGAAGGTTATTATTGAAGATGAAGATTTATTTCTCGCAAGGGCGCCTCTTAAATATGAAAGAACAGAAATAAATGGCCGAGATGGTGCCATATTTAATGAATTAGGATATTCGGACATTGAAAGACCTATAAAAGTACAAATAATGGATGTAAGTAAAATAGATGATATTTTTCAATGGTTAAATGGTCAGGGCATACTAGAATACAATGATAGAATTACAAAAGCATACTTTTATAATGATTTTTCTCCACAAAGGGTATCAATAATAAGAGTTGTGGAATTTTCATTTATTAGAACACCATTTTGGTACAAAAAGGAAGATCCATTTCAAATTGTAGCAACTGAAATAATCAATCATGGAAATATTTATTCTCAGCCAATCATTCGATTAGAAAAAGGTACATCTCAGCAAGTTGATTTAATTATAGCGGGTATCCAATTTTCTTATGATTTTGGCAATGACGATTATGTTGAAATAGACTGTGAGGAGTTTTGTGCACTATATGATGGGTTAAATAGAAATAGACAACTGAATATAGGATATAAATTTCCAAAACTAAATCCAGGTAAAAATGAAATTTCTGTTAATTCAGGTGATCCTATTATAAAAATAAAAAGGGGAGATCGATGGCTATGATTAAAATATTCAATCCCAATGATAGAGATTTCAGTTCTAATGGTAATATCTGTATTAATCCTATTTCTTGTATTGAGAAAAAGAAAAAATCCCTAAATGGATGGTATTTAGAGGTTAAAGTGGATATTAAATATAAGGAATACATAAAAAAAGATTATCTAGTTGTAATTAAAACAAAATCCTCTTTAAATCCTCAGGCTTTTAGAATCGCAGACGATGATAATGATAGTACAATCCAATATACTGATAGATTTATCATTTTTAAAGCAAATCATGTTGCTTTTGATAGTAAAAGATATTTCTTAGTAGATGTAAGGCCAACAAAATTAAATGCGATCACAGCTTTAGAATACATTAATGAAAGGACTGATCAAGAAAGTCCTTTTTTTGTGTATTCAGATATAGATTCCATTTCGACATCATATTTTATAAGAAAAAATCTTTTAGAAGCCTGGGAGATATTTGAAGAGAGATATTCTGGATATTTCCTACTTGATAATTGGAATGTAAGGTTAATGTCATCAATTGGAAAGGAAACAGGAGAAATCATTGCTTATGGACAGAAATTACAAGGATTTCAGATTTTTGAATCATGGTCCAATGTAGTTACTAAATTATGCCCTGTTGGAAGCAATGGGCTAATGTTAGATGAGGTCTTTATAGAATCTGACATACAGTATGATGTTCCTTATACAAAAACTCAGCAATTTACAAGTGATCTACCGATAGAAGAGCAGACAGAGGAAAATTTAAAAAAGGAATTGAAAATAAAAGCCGAAAATCACTTAAATGAAAATAAATACCCTTTAGTTTCTTACGAAATAACTTCTGATATTAATCAAGACTTAGATATTGGTGATAAAGCGCATATTAAGCATCCATTGGCTGATATAAAAGTCGAGGTTGTGGAATATACATATGATCATGTTCAAGAAAAAATAGTTTCTATAGTATTTGGAAATTTTGTAAGAGATGTAAAAAGCAAATTTGATACTATTAAACAAAATATTATTGATCAAAGCGAAAAACTGAGTGCGCAGGAAAAAACTATACTTCATCAAACTGAATTAATTAATAATCTAAATAAAAACGGGCTTGTTTATATAGATGACAATGAAGTTTTAATATTAGATAAAATCCCAAAAGAACAAGCAAAAAATGTTTGGAGATGGGGATTGGGTGGTTTGGCATTCTCAAACAAAGGATATGAAGGGCCATTCTCAACAGCAATTACGCAAGATGGACAAATAAACGCAGATTTTATTACTACCGGTAAAATTAATACTAATTTAATTGAAGGATATGAACAATTAGTTCAAAAAGTTTCCAGGACAGAAGAATCAATTGAAAATATTAAAACTACCACTCAACTATCTACCGGAGGTAATCACTTATGTATAGATGGCTCTTTAGGTGCAGATGTATTAGAATATACTATTCATGGTAAAAGTGAACAGAAAGTTGTAAAAAAGTCAGAGGATCCTAATTTATTCAATCTTGATTCATGGAAAAATATAGTTAATTCAATTGATATAATTACTAAAGAACCAGAAGGTAACATTGCTTTTGATAATGAAACTTTAATAATGTCGAATCCAACATCAACTAGACAAATTACATCTTCATTTTTCGATGGTCAGGATCCTGGAACAGAAGAACAACAGAAATTAATTCTAAATATTGGCATAGAAGTATCAAATACAAATGATGATTATATATTGGCTTTTGATACATTAGAACCAGAATATGATATTGGAATGGTATATTTTTACAACAAAGATTGGGTATTATTAACAGAATACGGAGGTGTTACAGAATATGTAAACGGAAGAGTAATATTCAAATTTAAACCACATATTGATACAAAATATATGTCTATCGCCTTTAACAATTATAGATATGATTTTATCGATGACACAACTTTAGTTGTTAAAAATATATCTGTAAGAAAAAACCATTCTGAATATATACCTTATGAAAATATTGATGAAATGCCATCAATAACAAATCCATCAGAAATTAAAACTATATCAAGTATTAGAAATTTACTTGAAACTGATTTACTTAAATTTGCAAGTAAAGGACTAAATTTAGAATTTGAAAGAAGTACAGTTAAAATTGACGGAACTTCTACGAATCAGGGAACACAAACAATAAAAACAAAAACAAATTTAAAGAAAGGAATATATACAATTTCTTTTTGGAAACTAGGAGGAACATTAGAACGAAAAGATTCTAATGATTGTCAACTATTTGTACAAACATCTGATGGTACAACTGAGAGATTAACTAACATTACTGGATCTAGACTTGAAAACAATGAAAATGCTAAAACAACTATAAATTTGGAAGAAGATAAAGAAATATTTTTATATTTTTATTATAAAGGCGATTTAGTATTCAATAATTATGAAATTGGTATTCAAATCGAAGAAGGATCTATTATGCATGATTATCGTCCTTCAGGTGCTTATGCAAAGGTTAGGATTACTGGAAACAACCAATTTAATTTAAAAACAGCTAGTAGAATGAGTTATTCTTATGGTTTACCTAATAAACAAACAAATGCTATTGAAATTGAAGATTATGATAGTAATAATTTATCATTTTCAATGACAGCAAATGGATATGGCTATGCTTTAAGTAATATTCATTATTTAAAGCCTAATACAGAATATATTCTTTCTTATAATAGAAAAAATGCCAATTATCCTGGATCTAGTAATACAAGATATTATATCTATACAATTGATGAAAACGGGGATTATGTAGATAATCAACATTCGGCAGATACAGATGGAGATAAACAATATCTATTTACTACAAGTGAAACAGGAATGGTAGCATTTGCTTGGGGTACTGATAATAAATCATCTGGTGCTTCATCTGTTATTTCAAACATTATGATTGTTGAGAAAACAGAAGAAACAGGAAATATAGAGTATGCACCATCTAAAGAAAATGAAGTATTAATTGATTTGAATAAATCTAATTTGTTTGGTGGAGATATTGAATTAGGGACTTTAAATAATACAACAGGAGAGTCAGTAAATGGAACACAATCTGTAAGAAGTGTTGATTTTATGGAAGTTAAATCAAATAATTCTTATACTATCAAAAATAATAATAATTATGCAAATTATGTATATGAATATGATTCTAATAAAAGTTTTATAAAATATTATAATGCAACAGAAACACCATTTTCATTTATAACAGATTCTAATACAAAATATATAAAGTTTAGAACTGTCGCCAGTAGAAATGAGAATGATTTAACTACAAAATTCGATATTTTTGAAGGTTATGAAGATTATTATGAATTGTGTACAAATGATACTTTAAACGTTGAAGGTGATAATGTTGAATTACACAAAGAAATTGGAAAAATTGTCTTAGATGGTAGTCAAAGTATATCCGGTTATTCAGAAAATACAGAGACAGGATATTTTTGTGTTAACTATTTCGATTCGTCTATAAAGAAAGTTGTCTATAATGAAAAGGGTGTCATTTCAGATAGATTGTTAGGCACTACAATTGCAGAAACTTGGTCTAAAACAAAAGAAGGAATTTCTTTAGGGAATAATGGACAGTATATTCAATTTAGTTTTAAATACGATTTATTGCCATCAAGAAACGTCGATGGTGTTACTGCTTATTTAAAAGATAATCCAATCACGGCTTATTACTTACTAGCAGAACCACAAGACATTTTACTTCCAAAGACGTCTATTCCATTATTTGATGGAATCAATCATATTCAGTTTATGGATGATATGCAAACAACAACTTCTGTTTATTTTTTGAAGGAAACATTAATATCAGGGGAATATGTAGTTCAACCACAATTGAATCAAACAAACAAGAATTTATCAACTACTGATGAAAAAGCAAACAAGAATGCTAGTGACATAAATGCAACAAATACTAATTTGAATAATAATTATTACAACAAAGATCAAATCGATGTAATGAACACTTCAACAGAACAAATTATTACACAAATTAGAAATCAAGTTGAAATGACAACAAATGCTACAAATTTACAGATTTCTGTTCTTGAAGAAAAAATTGTAAATGGTGTAACTTCTGTTACGACTGAGACAGGGTATAAATTTGACAGAGAAGGTTTATCAATTTCTAAGACGGGTGAGCCAATGAAATCAATATTGGATAACGACGGATTAAGAGTGTATCGTGATTCTACTGTAATGTTGAGAGCAAATAGTAATGAAGTTTATACTCAGAATTTAATAGTTAATACATATTTGATTCAAAGACCAATTCGGCGTGAGCAAGGAACTTCAATTTCAGATGGTAGTTCCATTGGAATTGTTGAATATTGGATAGGAACTGGAGGTGCTAGTTAATGCCTACGTTTTTAGGTTATTCCAACTTTAGTGGAAAAAATGGTGATAAGTTCTCAGCAGATTTACAGTATGACATTATAGAAAGAAATATTCCTGGAAATTATTACATAGTTCGATTATATGGTTATATTCGTTCATGGGGTAACTATTCTGGGAGTGGTAAATATGCCTCATTTTATATAAATGGAGTAGATTCAGGTGGATTCAATTCCATTTCTATCAGTCAATATTCTCAAGTTGCTGTTCGTGATGTAGCGGTTTATGGCGATTTACTTGGAAGGTGCACTTTAAATTGGTCTTTATCAGTAAGCACTACCTGGACATTAGGAAGTGCGTCTGCAAGTGGGCAATTGGTATTAGATACAATACCAAGAATATCATCTGTTACAGCAACAGATGGAAAAATAGAAAGTGCAATATCTATTAATATCAATCGAGCGAGCACCGATTTTACGCATAATTTGAGATATGCTTTTGGTTCACTAACAGGAACAATTGCAAATGGTGTCTTGACGTCTTATGGTTGGATAATTCCAGCCTCTTTTTATGCACAAATACCAAATTCAAAAAGTGGCCAAGGTGTAATCTATTGTGACACATATTATGGCGGGACTTTAATAGGTACATCATCATACGTTTTAAACGTTGGAACAGATGAGGAAAAGTGTAAACCTACAGTTACAGCAATAATTGAAGATACTAATACAAGTGCCATTGCTTTAACTGGAGATAAAAATAAACTAATTAAATTTATTTCTAATCCTAAAATTAAAATTACAGCTACAGCAAAAGATAATTCGACTATAAGAAATTATAGCGTTGTTTGTGCAGATGGAAAAAGTGGAAGTGGTGCAACAGTTACATTAAGTAAAGTTGAAAATGGTAAATTTACTATCTCAGTAACAGATTCAAGAGGTTATACAACATCCATTGTTATAAACAAGACATTAATAAACTATGTTCCTCTAACAACAAATCCAACTTTTAATAGAACGGAACCTACTACAGGCGAGGCATTATTTAAATATGATGGAAATTATTTTAATGGTTCTTTTGGTAATGTTGCCAATTCACTATCAGTAAAATTCAGATACAAGCCTAGTTCAGTTTTATCTTGGGATGGTATTAGTTATAAAAACATAACTCCTATAATATCTGGAAATAAATATTCTCAAGAAATTTTAGGAACAGGATTTGATTACAAGACAACATATGATTATGAATTAATTGTGTCAGACAAATTGACTCCAGTGATTAAAACTGGTCAGTTATTAAAAGCAATTCCTATTAGAGGCACATTTGAAAAGTTTCTAGAACATTGGGGCATAAAATCAATCTGGGTTGATGAGGACGGAGAAACATTAGTTATAAATGGAAATGTAAAAATAGATGGTTCAAATAAGAAGTTGAAGGATTTATAGGAGGAAAAATATGGAAAGGATAGATATAGAAAGGCTAAAGGAAGTCGAAGACAGAAGCAAATCAAATACTCACAGATTAGACACTCTAGAGCCGAAGGTAGAAGATATTCATAATCTTGCAATTTCAGTTAAAGAGATTGCCATCGAAATGAAACTCATGAGAGAAGATATGAATAAAATTGATAAGCGATTACTCGCAATTGAAAGCAAACCTAGAAAAAGGTTAGATCAAATTATAGGATATATTCTATCAGCACTAATTGTTGGCTTGATAGGCTATGTCCTTTTTAAATTAGGATTAAAATAGGAGGATATTATGAAAATTATAAATTATATTATAGAAAATAGATTGGTACTAATACCAGTTCTTTATATTTTAGGAGAATTCATCAAAAGAACTGAATATGTTAAAGACAAATTGATTCCAAGTATTTTATTATTTATTGGAATCATTTTTTCTGTCCTTATGGATGGAGATACTATCATTAATAATATTATTCAAGGTATTTTAGTAGCAGGTGCTACAGTACTTGGAAATCAAATGATTAAACAAGTAGGAAAGGAGGACTAATTATGGTAAATATTCGTAAAAACATGCTGTCTGAAGCATTATATAATTGGAAAAGTCCTTATGAAATGAAACCAACTAGAATAGTTGTTCATAATACTGCAAATGATGCTTCAGCAGATGCTGAGATTAAATACATGAACAAGTCACAGTCTCAGGGTGGAACACAAGTATCTTATCATTATGCAGTCGATGACAAAGAAATCGTACAAGGACTTCCAGAAAACAGAAATGGTTGGCATTCAGGAGATGGGGGAAATGGGAAAGGTAATCGAGAAGGAATTGCAATCGAAATTTGTTACTCAAAGAGTGGTGGAGAACGATTTATCAAAGCAGAGCAAAATGCGGTAGATCTAATTGTAGATATTCTTAAAAGATATGGCTGGGGGATTGATAAAGTAACTAAACATCAGGACTATGCTAATAAATACTGTCCTCACAGAACTTTAGACATGGGATGGGATAGATTTATTGATATGATTAGGAAGAAACTAGAAGGTGCCTCAAACGAAGTTAAATCTAATACCAATACCAATTCTAACTTTTTAGGCTCAAAGGGATATTTTTCTTTGGGTGATAATCATGAAAATATTGGAAAGATTGCAGAATTTATGAGGAGAGTATTTCCAAGTTACACAGATGAAAGAGCTTTAGGAAACTATTATGGACCATACATTAAGGCAAGTATTATGGAATTCCAAAAACGGGCAAAAAGAGAAGGAAACTATAATGCAAAAGTAGATGGAAATACCGGCCCTATTACTTTAGTAAGTTTAAAAAAATATGGATTTAAGGAATAATTTATAGTATAATAAAAGTGAGATTGGGATACGTGTATTGCCTCAATCCAGATTTTAATAGTAAAGAGTCTAGTCACTTAATCGTGATTAGCTCTTTTTTTGTTTGCATAAACATTTTTTGTAAATAATATACATTAGAAAGGGATTGACAGTATGAAAAAAAATGTTATAGTATATTTTACCAATTTGTGGTATTCTATATTTAGAATAAGTGGCAGAATGAAAGAGGTGAGTAGTATGTCTAATATTAACAAAAAACTAGAGACATTAGCTAGTGATATTCTTGTAAAAAATGATATGCTAAAAATTCCAGTTGATTTAATTAAAATTGCCAATAATAATAACATTGAAGTTTATTATCAAAGATTGCCTGAAAATATATTAGGAGCTATAAGATATAATTCTACATCGAAAAAATTTCAAATATTACTACAAGAAAAAGATCCTTATAATAGACAGAGATTTACCTTTGCCCATGAACTTGGTCATTACTTTTTAGATAGTGAAGTACTAAAAAGTGATGAATTACACATTGATTTTTTATATCGTACAACTGATTATGTTGACGAAGAGGATGTAGAATATTTTGCTTCTGCTTTATTGATGAATAAAGAATTATTAGAAAAGTTGTTTGCTGTTAACCCATCAATTAAAGAATTAGCTGAAACATTTGAAGTCACAGAATCTGATATGACAGTTAGATTAACAACACTAGGTTTAATTTAA